TCTTTTACACCATCAGTAATTGTATGTTCAATCATTGTTCCTTGTGAAAATAATAATAATGCTATGATAACCTTAGTAACCATTTGCTGCTCTTATTTTATCTTTTAAATCTTCAATGTCATTGAGTGCTTTTTCCATGTCAGTTTGTAGTCTCATTATGTTTACTTTGTTATGAGCCATGTTTTCTAAATCTTCTGACATACCCTCTACTTGATCTGATACAAATTCTAGTAGCATAAACTGTTCCTGATCTATAGGAGTTTGATCTGCATTCTTAACAAGATCAGCTTCAAATAAAGTAGCTCTTGTTTCTATATTATTTAGTCGTTCGATCACTCCAAAGTAAGCCCAGACACCCACTGCTGTGGCTCCCAGTATACTAATAAGATTTCTCATAGGCATTGAGATTGATGTATTTTCTGAAAGCTTCATCTAGCACCTCCATCTCTTTCTTGCTTGTCTCAATCTTGAGTTAGGATCTTTTGCTGCTTTAGGAAACTTTTTCATTTGTCCTGCGCTTCTAGCACAGAAAGATTTTCTTCTTTTTGCTGATTTAGAACCAGGTTTGACTTTACCTGTAACAGCAGTTTTTAATTTAGAACCAGGGTTGTCTCTTCTATATTTAGCAACACCTGCTTTAGTCATTCCCGCTCCAGATTTAGTGGAGCGGAAATATTTTTTAGTTTTTGGTGGCTGTTTGTCTTTTTTTCTCATTATGCAAAAAAGCAAGTCAAAGAAGTCACATTAGTAAGTGTTGCATGTATTTGAGTCTTAAATCTCATACCCTCGTCACCAATATAAGTTTCTATTACTGCTGTTGCTGATGCTGGAGTATCAATATCAAATAAGGTACTACCAGTGCTAGAGTCTTTAAGAACAATGCTACCTGCAGATCCTGCACAAACAGCATGAATAGCTATAAGCCTTGCTGGTTTTGTAGTTACATTACCTGTAGCAGTAACTTTAGATGAACTTGTACCTATCATAACTTACTCCTAGTTGCCAAATGGTGTTGCTATTGTGCCATCACCAATTAATAGACCTTCAACCATGTATGTGTTGTCCGCTGTTGCTGTGAACTTAATTCTTGAACCAATAAGACCACCTTTAGTAGCATTACCTGTTCCTGCTTCACCATTTAAATTAACAACATCGTTTGCTGCCGCTGGTACAAATGCTTTTTTGGAACCATCGTCAACACCAACCATTACTGAACCTACAAATTTGTCTGTTCCGTCAGTTGAAATTGTACCTGTAAACTCATCAATAAAAAGTATTTCAAAAGTTGTGCCTACAGTGTTTGGATTGTTTGGGTCGCTACCTGGACCTGAACCTGCAGCATCTGCAGTTGCATTAATCGTTGGTAATGTGATTGCTGTTGGAGTTCCAACAGGATCCATTGTGCAGATTCTTCCTGCGTGTGCTGCTACAGTTAAATCAGTAGCTGCAGTTAGTGCAATAACTGCACCTGGTCCAATTGATTGAAAGCCATTTTTTGATCTGACTGGCCCGTCAAAAGTTGTGTTTGCCATAATAAACCTCCTTGGTTATATAGACCTTAATTACACAGTCTCTATATAGTCTGCTAGCTCAGTCTGTGCAATTTGTATCGCTAGACCTTCAATATGGCATAAAAAAAGGGCGCAGTCAAAGACATACGCCCTTTAAAATTTAGTATTAAGCTCTTATGCAGAACCTGGTGAACCGAATACACATCTAGGATCAGAGAATCCAAATGAATATCTCTCTCTAGCTTTGTATCTTACATTACCTGTATCGAAATCACCTTCCATTGAAGTTCTAATTGCACTTCTTTGGAAAAGCTTAAATCCGTTAGGAATGTCAGTCTTAATGAAGAACGCCTTTGGATCTGTTAAGTAGTGGTTTACTACATAACCCTCAGGAATCATGCCCATATTTCTAATGGCATTAATATCATTATCTGCTGTTGCAGTTCTGTTTGCTGAAGCCATAAGTCTATCAGCTACAAACTGTAATTCAGAAGGAATGATAAGTTTTCTTCCTTGAGTTGAGATCAATAGACCTCTTTCGTCCACAAAAGCAGCAATATCAATTAATGACTGCTCAAGTGATGTTTCATTAAGATCAGCTGCTGTTGCTAGCTCATTTCTTAATACACCTGTTACAAGTGGGTGTGCATCAGAACATAATGCTACGCCGTCACCACCAGCAAAGTTGTTGTCAAACGCATTGTTTAATACGTTGGCACCTTTAACTTGCTTAGTGTTTGCCATTGAACGTGCAAGAGCTTTTGTGTAACGTGCTGAGATTCTGTCGTAAAGATTATCTTCGACAGCTTCTTCAGTTACTGCAAAACCTAATGCAACTGTTTCATGTGTGTAACGTGCTGTGAAGGTTTCTGTTGCATTGTCATAAACAATTGAACCACCTTCAGATTTTACTCTAGCATTACCAAAACCTGATAACATTACCTCTTCTTCGAATGCACGATCAGAGTTTTCTGTTTCAAAAATTTCAGTATGTTCAGCTTCGTAACGCCCATACTCCAGACCAAATAGTGCATTTAGGCCCGGTTCTAACTCTTTAACGAGTTGACTTCTAGATATAGCCATAGTTTAACCTCCTATATGCCTGTTGTGTCTGTTAGAGAATGTAGGTTAATTTTAACTCTAATTACCGCATTTGCTGCTGTGTAATCATTGTTCTCAACATCAGTTGATAATCCTACTACTCTAAAGTTTGCGCCCGCATTGGTTGTAAACGTACTACCATCAATAGCTACATTAGAAATACCAGAAATAGTAGATCCTGTACCATAAGTAGCAATGTTAGCGTTTGTACCAACTTGTGCTTGTCCGCCATTAGTGTCGTCTACTTTGACTTCAAAAATGACATTTGGATCGTCGATGACAAAAGCTTTAATGTCACTTGCTGCTATGCCGCCTGGGTAGGAATTTGAAAAGGTAGGCTTACTTGTAGTTGGGTCTGTGTAAAAGCAACCATTAAAAATACCAATTAGTTCAGCACCAGCAGTTGATCCTATGTCGATCGCTCCGTTAGCCACTAGGATAACGGGATCACCTTGAAACATTGCAGATGCTTCGCCTGATGCAATAGTGTACTCACTTTGGCCTTGACCATTGTAAGCAGAACCATTCATTTGCACTGGGCGAAATCCAAAGTTTCCTTGTTGATTTGCCATAGTTCATCTCCTTATATAATTAAGTATCTAAGATGACTTTTTACCGCCACCAAAAGATACACGACTTTGCCTGTCAACATTGAGAGGCATGCTTGGATGTTGTTCTCTGAGTGGATCGTCCTCCCAAGCTTGAGTCTGTTGATCAGTCTTCTGCTTGTAGTGTGCATCTCTCTGCACTAAAATCTCCTCAGGTATTCTTGCCAATAGCAAGTCACCTACGCCGATGACACCCTCATAAGCTTTGATGCTTCCGTTGTAAGCAGAGTATTGACCCTCTGTATATTTGTCAGCTCGGACTAATTCCCAGCCTTCTCTCAAACAAGCGTTGATATTTTTAGTATCATCCGCTCCATTTACACGGTGTCTTAACCATCTTTGCTTATATCCATCGGGACATGGTGGTGCGTCCAATTGGGACGGTGGTTTCCAAGATTTTGGTCTTTCCTCGGTTACCCTTGTTTGTGCACTTCTTGGTGTTTTAATATCTGTCATGTTGTACCTCCTAAACGTACTTAGCATATTCACTTAGAGGAACTCCA